GACCCGCTAGGGCTGTTAGAGGATCAATCATTTCCGTACAACCTTTTCCCACTGTAGGCAAACAACTTTGCGGTTATAAACATCACCCGTCCACGCCCACCGCACACAGCGGTACTCAGTCTTTCTGTCTTGGCTAGCGGCTCCCGGTAAAAACAATAAAAAGAGCATCAATAGCCAACGCATTTACCATGTCCCACTCCATGCAATCATGTACGATCCAAAAATAACAAAAGCCGCAATGCAGACAGCGGCAATGATTGCTTCAGCCCAGTCCCACATACTATGTCTTTAGCAAACAGCAGGAGCTACGCAAACAACCTTAGGATTAACTACCAAAGGTGTTGTTGTTGTCACCACGGTTGGGTTTACAGTGACTACTTTTTCTGTTGTTACGACAGTAGGTGTTGCGGTATTGTTTGTAGTGGTGATCGCACCGGGGGCTTGAATCTTGCCAGCAATGTTTACAAAAGCCTCATTGGTTGATCTAGCTGTTGATGCCGCATTGTCAGACTGACGCATACCAAGATGAGAGTTAGCACGAATGCCGTAAAGCTGGGTGGTTATAGGGACAACCAAAGTCGCCCACTTAAAGATTGTGTCGCCTATATCTGCGGGTGCAGAGATGCCTTGGCTTGCTTGGCTGTTTAGTTGGTTCAAGGTCATTACAGCCGCTACCTTGGCTGTAGCGTCACCAGAGGATGCAATAGCACCCAAGGCTTTATAACGCTCTGCTTCAGCCTGAGACTTAGCTTGCTGAATCTTGACTTGTGATTCTGCATACATTTTGTAGTCAGTAGTTGCACAGCCCGTCAGGAATAAGGTTGCAATTAGCGCAATTATTTTCATGGTTAATCCTTTAAACAATTAAAAATTTAGTGGTTACCAAGACCAAATAAATGCTGCGCCATCACCGCCACGGCCTCCAAGGGATGCGCCAGAAGTAGTACCACGACCACCTCCTCCTCCTCCGCATCCAATGCCGCCACGACCGCCATTTCCGCCAGCACCAGCGGTATTTTTACCACCACCACCGGAACCGCCAGCGCCAAACATTATTGGTTGAGTAAGAAAAAATCCATTTCTACCATCACCACCAGTTGTACCAGCACCGCCAGAAATAGTTGGATAATTGTATCTACAACCCACATTGCCACCAGCACTTGTAACAACACCTGAACCACCGCCACCGCCAGATAAAAATACTGATCCACTTGCTGAAATGGCTGTTGTTGCAATTGCACCATTATCTCCAGCATATGAACTAAGAATACCAGCAGCACCAAAATAATTATTTGTAAACGCTGCTCCTGCCGTGTTATCAGCCGCACCACTTGCAGTTAGTAGCGTATATCCCGTACCATTCTTAGCTTGGTAAATAACTGAAGTGTCTCCACCAGCAGCCGCAGAAGCACCACCAGCACCAATAGAAATACGTAGTTCGTCAGGAATAAAAATAGCAGGGCCAATCCATAATGTGACTGCACCAGAGCCACCACCAGCACCACCTATAGCAGTAGAGCCAGCACGACCACCTGCACCTGCCCCAATCAGAAGCATACGCACCATAGATGCGCCACGTGGTTTAATCCAATCACGGGTAGTACCACCACCATAAAACTCTTGGTAGTTAGAAGATTGTGGTGAAGCAAAATTAAAAGTATCTAGCATCTTGTCACCATGTAATTATTACAACGAGGCCATCTCCGCCTGATCCATTTACACTACTATTGTCGCTATAACTCACACCGCCACAGCCCACAACCCCCCTACGTCCGCCAGAACTGTTCGCAGGTTTTGCGCTTGAAAGCCCAACAATAATTGGTTGCATTTGAAAATAACCAACTCCTGTTCCTACGTTTCCATAATTTGCCGTCTTACTATTACTTGTAACGCCACCAGATAAAAAAGTTGTTGGAGATGCAGCACTATCGCTTGAATCTTGACCCGCAACAGATTGATAAATACCTGCGGCTGAAAAACCAATTGGTGTACTTGCAGTTGCTGTAACCGCAGCACCCCCCAAAGCTGGGGGAGTAGGGTTATCAACAGGATTTCCTAAGTTTCCGCCAGCGCCTGCATTTGCAGTTAACAGTACATATCCGTCTGCGCGTTTGGCTTGATAAAAAACGACTGTGCGACCTCCAGCAGTTCCGCCGCTATTTGGGCCTCCGCCTGCACCTCCGGGGCCAACTCTTATTTGTAAAATATCAGGGACTAAAAATGCAGGGATCATGCAGTTTGTAACTCCGCCAGAGCCTCCTCCAGAACCACTAAAAGAACTAACGTCTTGTATTCCTCCCCCACCACCACCAGCGCCAATTAAAGTAAACCAAATAAACGATGCGCCTTGAGGTTTAACCCACTCCTGCGTTGCATTAGTGGTTGTCGCACTAGATGGTGCTCGGAAAATCTGTATGTTTGCGCCTTGTGGCGTTGGATAATTTATAGGATAGCTCATGTTTTTACTTTACCAACTCGCAATCAAAACCATTGCCTGACCACCTGTACCCGTAGAGCCACCACCGCATCCAATACCACCTTTGCCACCAGCTTTACCGCCAAGGCCAACAATAATGGGTCGCGTTAAGAATATCCCATTAAGATCAGTTGTAGCCGCTGTCAGGCTGTATCCATAATTACCAGTAACTGTATCAGTATTAGGAGCTGTTCCACCACTTAAAAATGTAGATGTTGAGATGTCTTGATTTCCAGAAGATACGCCATCTTGCCCCGCAGTAGATTGATAAAAACCAGAAGATAAAAAATAAAACCCACCAGCAGGAGATATTGTCGCCCCACCTGTTGCTCCTGAGCCGCTAGAAGCAAATACTAATGTAACTGATGTACCATCAGCCGCGTAATATAAAATAGTTGATGAATTTATTCGCAAAGTGTCTGGAACGTGTTGTGCCGCACCAAACCAAACTGTTACAGCTCCAGAACCTCCACCGCTAGTTGTATTACCATTAGCACCGTTTCCAATGGTTAACATATAGACATGGCTGACACCAACAGGCTTATTCCAAGCTTTTGCACCACTAGCGCCATAAAATATCTGGATGTTACAACCTTGCGGTCTGGCTATTGGAAAGGGAAACATCTTTTAGCCCCAAGTAGGTGCTGTAGCGTTGTCGTTTGTGCAGGTGTACTCAACCACTTCTTCAGGGGAAATAACAGTTCCATCGGCACGATAAACGCCAATGCAATAGCCGTCTTCCATCTTTTGATAGCCAGTTGAATTATCTGTAAACGTGATTTCAAACCATGTAATCATTTTAGTAATCTCCAGCGATTGTGACGATAGAGTAACCTGTACCAGAAGAACCAGTAGAAGTACCAAAGGTTACGTACAGCAAGTAGCTTGCTTCAATAGCAAAGTTAAGTGGCAACTCAAACACGTTAGAAGCCGCAGTCTGAGACAGCGTTACGGCAGGTAATGTAATCTCATCGTATAGCCAAGTAACCGTGGTACTTGTTGAAGTGCTGGTTGAGATAAACACACGGCACACAGTAGCCGCAGGAGAACCTACTGGACGAAAACGCATCTTCTGGATGTAAGAGCCGTTAGTACCAGCAGTAAATGCTTTAACTAAAGTTCCAGAGCCATCAAGTGCTGTGTTAGCCGTTGGGCCAACGACAAGACCTGAGTTATTGGCTGCGACTGAATCGACATTACCAACGATGGAATAAATGGGGGAGGTATTTGCTGGCATGATAAGTCCTTAAGGAAGAATACAGTTAATTGCGATAGCCCGAACTAGGCCGATTGAGGTTGAGCCACTTGAAGGTGTTGCCCACGATAAAGTTCCAGAACCGTTTGTTTGAAGAACCTGACTAGCTGTGCCATCTGCACTGGGTAGTGTCCAAGTAACATTTGATGCAACAGTTGCTGGGGCTTGAAACGCTACCCAGTTGCTATTGTCAGAATCTCCAAAACGAACGTCACCTTGAGATCCAACTTGAAGATTTGACCCATCAAACGTCAAGTTTGCAGACCCGGCTAATGAGCCTGAACTGTTAAACTGAACCTGTGTAGTTGAACCACCAGCCGCGCCGGAAGACGTACTTGTAAGCTTTATATAATCCGTCCCGTTGTAGTATACATAAGCACTTTCACCTACAGCAACAGAAACACCAGTCTGCCCTGACGCTTTAAACGTTACCGTACTGCCCGTGGCCGCATTGACCACAACGTAGGTTTTACTGTAGCTAGGCGCTGTGACTACCTTGGCTACTGTTAGCGTACCCGTAACCCGGACGATGGCAAACTGGGCTGTAACCGTACCCGCACCAGTCAGTGTGGATACGATGTTAGAAGCTGAAGCGTCACCTGTGGTGTTTGCCAGAGTTACCGCGCCATCATTTGTCAGCGTCAGTGTGGCTGCAATAGCAATATTGGCATATTGCGTAATACCATTGTTAACGGTATCGCCCCATGTGCCAGAAAGCTCACCTTGTACTGGTAGAGCTAATCCTAGTTGTCCTGTTGCGCCTGTAGCCATTTAATACTCCTAGTTCGTACTGATAAGTGTCCACGCGGGGTTTTGCGTGTCATTAACCGTTGCCCATCCTGATGTTTGGGTATTGGTTATATTTTGCCAGTTTGCAGTCTGCGTGTCATCAATAATTTCCCAAAAAGGTCGTGCTGTTATTGAATCTGTTGCCGTTGCCAATTCATTAATGGAAGCTAGGAACGCCGCCGCTGCTGTTAGTGTATCTGTACTTGTTGCAGTTTCTTCTACCAATGCACCCAGATTTGCCGTTGTTGTAATCTCATCCGTGCCCGTTGAAGTTTCAATTACTTCTGCGCTGACCGACAAAATACTTACTACTGCATCTGTAGCAGTTGCTGACTCTTGAATATCCGCAAGGAATGCAAAACTAGACTCTACCGCATCTGTACCAGTCGCAGTCTCGTCCACTACCGCCGCGTACACAGGAACACTTGATATCTCATCTGCCCCAGTTGCCGTTTCAGTGACTGATCGGTTGTAGATTGCTACTGCCGTTATTTCATCACTACCCGTACTTGACTCACTAACCGCAGATCCAAATGTTGCCGTTGCATTTATTGCATCTGTACCAGTCCCTGTCTCACTGATTTCTGCACTGACCTGTACCAAACTTGATACGTCATCCGTTCCCGTAGCACTTTCACTAACGGAAGCACCTAAACTAGCTAATGCCGTTACCGCATCTGTTCCTGTTGCACTCTCATCAACCGTGCTTGAAAAAGCCGTGAAACCCCAGCCACCTTCACCCCATGTGCCGGAACCCCACGCTGACATATTACCCCGCCAAGCTGAATGTGTAGGTCACAGACAAAGTATCGCTACTAACCACAGAACGGTCGCCGGGTGAGCCAAAGTCAGCCGCTGAGAACAATGTCCCAGTTGTACCGCTCTTAGCACTACCGCTGGTCAAAAAAGCCCCGCCCACAGTAGTTGTGCCGTTGATGTTAAACGTAGCGGGAGAGGCTGAGTTAGTCACCACAGAAGGGTTAGCCGTTGTTGCTGTTACAAACGTAGCCGCCACACGGGTTGCATTGCTGTAAGCCACAACTTCAGTCCAACCAGCGTGTGATGCCATTGTGTCGCCAGCCGCAGGGGTGTTAGAAGCAGCAGCCCCGTACAGGCCAAGATACCAAGTGGTAATCTGGGTTACTGAAGTCAAAGCTGTACCAGCCATGTAAGCCAGACCCGCGTTAACTACAAGGTTCTTAGACTGAGCTTCCCACTTTAAGTTGCCGTCTTTGTCATGGCATTTAATTTCAAACTGGCCGGTAGCTTTTGCTTCCTCACCCGCTTTAAGATTACAAGTTAGGCCGCTAGAAATCTGGTCGGTGGCTGTGAGTTTTTCCGTGGTCATATTGACTCCTTAATTAGAAGAACGAATCAATGCAGCTGTTGCTGTGTTAGCAGGCATTGTAATGGTGAAATTGTCGGATGTTTTGTCAGATCCAAAGTCCAACACAGCAATAGATTTATTACCTTGCGTTACATTGTAGATCAGGGCGCAACGAGCAGTGACTGAGGCGTTAAACACTACATCAGAAAAATCTACATAGGCGGTATACCCAGAAGAACTAATTGTTACACCCGTCAAAGCTACTCCGCCCGCAACGTACCCAGTCCCAGTAACCTCACCAGAGGCCGTGTAAACAGTGGTTGCTTCGTTTAAATCAGCCGCAGCCGTGTACAGGGCAATATAAAGCGTATCCGTAGATAGATTATGGACGGCTGTATATAGCTCTGTTTTAAAGCTGGTTGTTTGGGTTTGAAGAATGCTACTCACGATACTGACACCCTAACTTGACCATCCCTGTATGCATCAGCACGTTGCTTACCATCCGACAAGTTTTTATACAAAGCAATGGCCTGTACGTAACGAGATTGAGCAAGCTGAACCATATTTTCATCACCTTTCATATAGGTGTAAGCTTCGCATATAGTTCCGTACAAAAGCACAGAATCAAAGTTATCACCAAGCCATGTAGTACCGGCGGTAACAATTGACTCAGGATAGTAGTTGTAATGAAGCTCTGCATTGTATGCAGCACTAGGCGTTGGGCCAACAATAAATGTTAACTCATTAACATCGTCAGAACGTGGGCCAAAAATAGCATAGTGGCGTGGCTCAGATGCAAGTGCCGACAAGGGATAAGCTTCACGAATAAAGTTTACATCTTTATTGAGCAAATACAGGTAATCACCTTGAAACACAATAGTGCCAGACACTCCGTTGGTGTTAGCCACTGTTAATGTGATTGTTGTTCCATTGATGCTTCTAACCAATGCGTTAGTACCAATACCAGTCCCAGTTACTTGTTGACCTACTGCAATACCAGAGGCGCTCGTAACAACAATTGTGTTTGACCCAGTTGATCCACTAGCGGTTGTAGTGTTGTAAGGGTATACCGCAAGGCTGTATACAGACAAGAAGTCTGTAGGACATTGGAGGTACTTATTACCAGTGGTCAATACGCCCGTCACGTTCTTTCGCAAATTAGCAGGCTGCGCAGTGTTATAAATGCGCTGCTCCGCCTGACGAATGAACACATTCATATTGTCAGTTGGGAAAGAGTTCTCGCAGTAATCGTTTACTTGCGTGACAAGCTCACTATAGTTCATGCCATCGGGCCTCTACTCATAAAGCCTTTAGTAGCCGCACCCGCGCCACGCATTTTGATTCCAGTTGTTTTAGCTGCTGGCTGTGCGCGACGATTAACGTTGCCTACAGACATATTAACTGTATTTGCATCGCTGTGGTCGGGGCCAGAACCGGGATTGTCAGAAGCTTTAACCACTTTACCGGTCATGGTGTGGGGTGTAGCGTAGACCGCAGCATCGCCAACTTCTTTACCCATCAATTTTTTGCTAAATGTAGCCATGATTAACCTCGCTTCTGTGCGGCAATCTTTGCCAAGTTACGACCCATAGTCTTCATGTCAGAGTTGGTTTTACCCTTACCCTTACCTTTTCCGCCCATCATTTCTTTCTGGGAAGGGCCGCTGGTAGGAAAGACTTGAGCATCAGTCTTACCTTTTTTAGCAATGCCGTCGGCTGATTTTGTATATGCCATGTTTAAACTCCTTAAGTAACTATAAACCGATTTGATTTATTTCTGTTATCCACTTTGGGTATTACCTGCAAATTATGCGGCACATGCAACCCAGATGCAAGTTTTCCACGCAAGGGAATTGTATGGTCAACTTCCCAAGCAAAGTTAAAAATTTTGGTACGTAGTGCCGCCAAAGTATAAGCTTCTTCCATCATCCAAATATCGTCCGAATTTAACCATTTAGGGGTACGTTTTGCTTTGCCGTTACGGTATTTGGCAACATTAGCAACAGCTTTCGCCCCGGTAGGCCAACTACGGTTAGCTTTGTCCGGATTTTGTTTATAGTATTCTTGAACTCGTTTATTTTCTTTTGCGGCAAAAGTTTGATTTTCATAAGCTAAAGCATATTTATTTTTAACGTATGTTTTGTGGCAATCGCGACACCACCAAAACAACCCGTCTTTTGCTGTAGTTTTTTTATAAAACTCCGTAACCGGTTTCTCAATGCCGCATTTATTGCAGTTTTTCATGATATTGTTACCGTCCCCACTGAAGTTGTAGCAACAAGGTAATTTGGTGTCAATCCTGCATCATTTAAACTGCCCCCGCCAACCGGTTGCCAGCCCCACTGAATGTCTCGCGAACCACCAGATAGATTGCCAGCAGTATTCACACCAGAAGTCACATATGTTGTGTCTTTGCGAGGATTGCGCAATGCTTGCGGATCATCTACAGGGAATGTACCTAACATTAACTGCGGCTGATCCGGATCCCAGCACTCAGGGCAAACTAACAACTGATACAAACGCTGCTTAATAATCTCAGTCTTAAGCGCCTTAAGTTTGTACTGCTGTCCACAACGATCACATTCAGCAATCGCTATCTTGCCGGATGCAAACCTATTTCCCATTATGTGTTACCAATAAACTGCTGGCGCGGCACAAACCTTACGGCAGCTTTCTCACGATCTTCACCGGCTGCAATTTCAAAGGTTTCATCGTAAATTTGTTTAAGCATCTGAATGCGAGGCATTAAATCTGGTGTCTTAATGGCAATGTGATAAGCCAAGCCAGCTACCAAACATGGCAAGAAACGGAAGTTCATGTCTGAGGTCTCGACACCAGCACCCGCATCCTGCACTCGCCTTAAGCGCCAGTACACAAATTGATAGGTGGTGCTGTTATCAGGCGTAGGCCATACAGTAACCGCAGGAAGCTGCGGGACGAAGACTGCTGTGCCATCTGCTTGAGCAGCGGCTGTAGTGTTATTCTGACCACGGTACACACCACCAAGGGTATTCCCTGATACATAGGTGTAATAGATGTCTTCTGTGTTTAAACGGATAAATCCTGCTCCAGCTAACCCAACCACCGAGTTAAGCGTGATCGTTGTTGCCGTGGAGGTGATGGCTCCATCCAAGACCGCAGTCGTTGGATTAGTTTGCCCAGAAAGACGCTGAATCCAAACTTGGATTGGTCTTGCTTGGCTAAGTTTGTTTGGGATTGTTGCATACGTGGATACACTAATGCGAGTAATTGTCAGGTCAGCCTGCGTTGATGCAGTGTTAGAACCTGTGCGAATGACATGCTCAAGCAAGTCAATGGTATCTGTAGGTAATGCGTATGTAGCCAAACCCGGAGTTAGGTTAATAACACCCTGCTCCATAGTCCACATGTTGATACCTTTGTTCTGCCACTCAATGGTCATTAGGTTCATTGATCTGCGTGCTGTACGCAAGTCATAACCTGAACGCATTTCCCGGCCAGCCCTCTCCCACGCTTCCTCGGCAATCTCCGTGAAGTCCATATTGAAGAGCGTTGAGCCGGTAGTGGTCATCTAAATCCTGCCGTTTTCTTTGCTATTGTTTTAGGTTGGGCTACAAACTGTTTGCCCGCCGCCTTGCCTGCGCGTTTGGCTTTGGTTGTAGCCGCGTACTCAGATGATGATAAAGACTTGATAGCCGCTTCGGGCAAATACCGCTCCCCCGTCTTACTCGACGGCTTTCCAGACTTAGTGCGCCATTTCTGGTCACCCCAATCTTTAAGAGATTTTTGCGGTGCTTTCATGCTTCAAAACCTTTGTACCCATTTGCATTTTGTTCAAGATAATCCGCAGCCGCACGCAATGCTTCAATGTTGTCTTTAGCATGCCCAATCATATTGTTGCATGGATTACACAAAATACCACGAACTTTCCCACTTGTATGGCAATGATCCACATCAAGTTTTTTGTCAATCTCATCTTCGGTTATGCCGCATATCATGCAAGCATTCCCCTCATTTAACCGCATTTTCTCCCACTGCTCGTAAGTTAGCCCGTACCGCAACTGTAATTTTTCCGCCTTGCGATTGCGTGGGGTGGTTGGGCTTTCACGTTTGTATTCTTGATGGCAAGGTTTGCAACGGGCGCTTGAATAGTGCTTGTCTGACCACTTGTCAAAAAACTTGTAAAAGTCTTCTAGCGGTTTCTCAGAATTACATTTCAAGCAAATCTTAGTCACGGTAAGAACCCCCAGCTTCCTTGTACTTCTTGGCTACAAGTTGTGCTTTACGGGCAGACCACTGACCTGCGCCAGTGCCTTGGGTTGCTGCTGCTTTTACTTGGGAAACAATCTTCTTACGAAGACCGGGTTTAGTGTAGTTACCGGCGGCATTTACTTTTCCGCCTTCGGCAAATCGGTGAGTTAATTTAACACCACCACCTTGCACTCCGGGGCCACGTTTATCCATCTTTGCATCTAAATAAGCTTGCAATGAAGTATTTGATCCTAATTGCTTTTCAGCAGTTAAACGACCAGCCAATTCTTTTGCATTCTTATCTAAGTTTAAACGTGGATTTTGAACGCCAAACTTAACCGCTTCTTCTTTTTCTTTGTCGGAAACATTTCCGCCTTGGTCAAATTGAGTGAAATCAGTGTCATCGCGGCGGGCTTTCTTCTTCCCGCCGGGCATTTTGCTTGGAGACATTGCTCCCATTCCACGGCTTGCCATCATTTTGGATTACCTTTAGCTTTCTTGGCTAGAAATAATTTATCAACCATTTCTATCCGTTGAGGTTTAGTTGTAACTTTATTAATAATACCAAGCCGCTTAGGCTTACTTGCACCGTAAAACCCAGCCTTTTTTAAAGACTTAACTACTTTAGCAGCAGGTTTTACGGTTGCCATATCAGCACATCCCGCCATTCTTCATGGTGATCATTGTGCCTTTAGTTTTGCCTTTGGTGGCGCAACCATCTGCACGACTAGACGCAGAAGAAACAGAGCCACCGCTCTTCATGCCCATTGCAGAACGAATACGCTCGCTAACAGAACGTCTATCAGTTGGGCCGCTACCTGCTCTAGCACGTTCACGGCTCATTTTTGCACGTTCAGCCAAAGACATTTTGGTTTCGTCAACAGGCTCTGATTTAGCCTTATCCTCTGCTTTAGAAACAGCTTTGGGGACGGGTTTACGCATAGTTTTAGCTTTAGGAACATCCATGTTCCGAGCGCCAGTACCAACTGATTCTGCAATATCACGTGCTTCATCAGAAACGTTCATTGCTTCTAAAATTTCACCGCCATCGTCATAACGTCTTTTCATGTTAACTCCTTAGCAGGCTCTGCCGCCCTTTTTCATTGCAATCATTGAGCCTTTGGTTTTACCCTTAGACGCAACACCATCTCGACTAGAAGAAGTTTTAACTGAACCCATTTTAGATGGAGCCATGCCACCTTTAGAGAGTTTGGTCATAGTTGCACCTTTGTGCAAACGTCCTTCGTGTTTGTTCACGGCCTTCTGCATCATGCCCTTGTCCATCTTGACATCTTTGTGAGCCATGCCACCCTTAGCCATCTTGCCTTTGCCGTCAGCAGCAAAGTCAGGAACCATCTTGCCGCCCTTGTTGACCATAGTCATACCACCGTCTGCATATCCGCCCATGTTCATTTTTTTCATGTCGCCACCTTTTAAAAATTTACGGCCTTTATCAGCCGATGAGAAATCTTTACCCACGGACTGTGGGACTTCTGCTTTCTTGGCGAACGATGGGTTATGAGCCACCGCTTCCATGAAATTATGTTGCTTTTTACTTGTGCTTGGCATTACAAATACCTACCACGAGTTTTGCCACGTTGTGCAATTCCATCACCGCGACGTGAGGCAGTATTTGCCTTGGATTTTGTCGCAGATTTAACTTTGCCACCACGTTTAAACGCATTTATATCGTCATCTGCGTAGGTGCTAAGAGCTAATTTGTCATAGCCGCCGTTATCACTAGATGATGAGATACTGCGGTCTTCTACGGGAATGTCGCTTCTTTCTCTTAAATAATCTTTACCAACATCTTTGGCTAGATCTTTTAAGAACCCTTTAGGGTTGGCTACTGCCTCTGCTGTGCCGGGGGCCGCACCTAAAGCCTCATTAACTTTTGGGCCAAAATAATCAATAGCAGAGCCAATTGGATCCGCCAACACTCTGACGGGTTTTGGAACATCAATACCAGCTTTATCAGCTAAAAATAATGCGGCTCTTGTTGCTGGAGTCATTTATTCACCCCTTTTGAATAAGCTGGTCAATTTTTGCTTCAAGCTTGTTAAAGCGTTGGTCAATGTGGTTAGTAATGCGGTCAATTTCTGCTTGAGTAACGTTATCACGGGCAACCTCCTCGCGTGTTTTGTTCAACAGGATCGTGACACGAGCCAGTTCCCTGAACTTTTCATTCATCATGTAGCCTAACAATCCAATCACTAAGGACAAGACGGCAGACCAAGCGGTGTTTAGATCTAACAATTCCATGCCCTCAATGCTTTATTGATTCGTGAATCCGGATCGTTGGCTGTCTTGGCACTCGTTAGTTTCTTTTTCATGCCACCCATCCGCGCACAGAATGAGTCTTTGCGAGAGCCGCCTTCCGGCTGGGGAGGTTTTAAGTTCATGCCTTGCGCTTTCGCGGAGGCTCGTCCTTTGGCGTTCAAGCCGCCTTTCTCGGACTTGCCTTCTTTCCTCTGCCATGCTGGACTCTTAGCCATAATAAATCTGCACCGAATCGATGTTGGTCATCAGTGCATAAATGCCGTTGACCGCCAGAACACCTTCGCCCGGAAT